TATTTTGGTTCTATGTATAAAAAGGATAATAAAAGTCTTTATATAAAAACAAGTAATCCATCTTTGTTTAGTGGAATGAGTCGAAACGTTCACAATTGGAAATTATCAAATGAAAGCAATGACATCGAACAAGTAAAAAGAATTAATCAATCTTTAATAGAAAAAGAAAAGAGTGGAGAGATAAAGTTTAATACAGGAATTAAACTAAGAAAAGAAAGTGTAACAAAAAGTTATAAGTATATAGGAGAAGAAACAAACGACAACATAAACATAATTAAATTTAAATCAGAAGTATATAAACATATAGCACAAAATCAAATTAGTATATTTGACATTATAACCCCGGAACAATTATGAATTACAAAGAAGATTACCACAACAATCATTTAAATTGGTTAATATCAAACAACACAGACGGAAAACGTTCTATAATGGACATTGATGGCTTTATTACGAAAATAGGCCAAACGTATGGATTTATGATAGACCATAAAAACAATGATGATATAGTAAGTATTAACACATTGAGACAATTATCTAAATTTGCTTATCTTACTTTAAAAGACAACACAATAATAAAATGTTTTATTGTAAGATGTAGCATCAACGAAAAAGAAAATAAAATGATTGACCACGCTACAATCTATGAAATAAAAAGCTACAACAAAGCAAAAGATAAAAAAGAAAAAAATGACTTTATTGAAAACACATACACTTTATTTAATACAAGGGAGCTGGTTGACTTTTTAAGTCCTGAAAAACACAACAAAATAATAGAACAAGTAAAAGATAGATTATAATGGATTGGCACATAAAAACAAAAGAAGAAAAAAGAGAACACTTATTAAAAATGAATTTAAAATATAACGATAAAGAAATAGTTGAATTCGATAAGATAGCAATTACAACTTTAGATATATTATATTCTAAATACAGCGGACAAAAACTAAAAGAAAAGAAAAGATACACGCCAAAATATCTTGACCACAAAGAGTATTGAAACACGAATTAAAAATATTGCCAATATACTTTGAACAAATAAAAAGTGGAGTTAAAAACTTTGAATTAAGAAAAAAAGCATCTTACAAAATAGGAGACGTTTTATTATTAAAAGAACATAATGAAGTTAATTACACAGGAAGAGAAATACAAAAAACAATAATATATATATTAAAGAATGTGCCACAATATGGTTTAAAAAATAAATATGTAATTTTAGGGTTAAATGAATAAAAAATTAATTGAGGAGTTTTATTTATTGGCGTTGGTAGACATAGCAAATGGCAAAGACATACTAGAACTTGAAGAAGCATTAGACGAATATGAAAAAGACGAGCATTATGAGGCTTGTGCAGGAATATTAAAAGCAATACACGAATCAGGATATTTAACAATTAAAGAAATAATACACAATAATAAATTAAAACTATGAGTTTACAAATAATAAAAGAAGTCGTTGAACAATATTACGAACTAGACATAACAAGAGACACAAGGAAACGTGAATATGTAGAAGCACGAGGAATGTATTTTTACTTATCAAGACAATACACTAGAATTTCTTTGTCTTCAATAGGTAAAACAGTGAAACGAGACCATTCAACGGTGTTACACTTTGAAAGAACTGTAAAAGATTGGATTGGGTTTGACCCACAATTAAAAAAAGACTATGAGACTATAAACGAAAGAATTCAAGATATGATACACGCTCATCCAGAGGACTTTAAAACAGCTGGTACAATTGAAGGTTTTTATGAGACACAATACAAAAGACTAAAGAAGTTAACAGAACAAATCAATCAAGACCAATTAACAATTAGTTAGTTTTTTTATTATATAGTTGAATAATCAAATTATTTCAAGATGGCACACGGAGGTAAACGAGACGGAGCAGGAAGAAAAGCAAAAGAAGATGAGGTTAAATTAATAGAGAAGTTAACACCATTAGAACCATTAGCATTTGCAGCATTAAAGAAAGGCCTTGAAGATGCAGATTTTAAATGCGTTCAGTTGTTTTATAATTATTATGCTGGTAAACCTAGAGAAACGAAAGACATTACAATAAACGAGGATGTCCCGTTGTTTGTAGATTAGTATGCTTGTAAAAAAAACAATTGCATTAAATAAACTTAGAGACTTAAATAAAAGAATACGAGTAGTTCGTGGAGGCACATCAGCTGGTAAAACTATTTGTATTCTTCTTATTCTAATAGATTACGCAATTAAAAATGAAGGCAAAGAAATAAGCGTTGTAAGTGAATCAATCCCACATTTAAGACGTGGTTGTGTTAAAGATTTTACATCATTACTTAAAAGTCTAAACAGATACAAAGAGAATCAATTTAATCGAAGTACTTTAAAATATACATTCACAAATGGAAGTTACATTGAGTTCTTTTCAAGCGACCAACCAGACAAATTGAGAGGAGCACGTCGCACCGATTTATATATTAATGAGTGTAATAATGTACCATTTGACGCATACAATCAATTAGCTGTCAGAACAAGTGGCACCATATGGTTGGATTACAATCCCTCAAACTTGTTTTGGGTAGACAAAGAGATTATTGGACAAAACGATTCAGATTACATAACACTAACATATAAAGACAACGATGTATTAGATGAATCTATTATAAAAGAAATAGAGAAAGCAAAAGAAAAAGGAAAGACATCAACGTATTGGGCAAATTGGTGGCGTGTATACGGTCTCGGCGAAGTTGGAAGTCTCGAAGGGGTTTGTATTCCTGATTGGAAAGAGATTGACAACATACCAGTTGAAGCACGTTTATTAGGATATGGATTAGACTTTGGCTATTCTGTGGATCCAACAACGATTATAGCATTATATAAATGGAACAATGCTTATATATATGACGAGGTATTATACAAGAAAGGAATGTTAAATAGAGATATAAGCAGATTCTTATCCCAAAACAATATAAATGAGAATGTAATCGCTGACAGCGCAGAACCAAAATCTATTGCAGAATTACAAGGCTATGGTCATTCTATATATGGAGTAAGCAAAGGACGTGACTCAATAGTGTATGGATTGAATCTAATGAATCAAAACGAATTATATGTAACATCACAAAGCAAGAATTTAAAAAGAGAGCTGGGTGGTTATATATGGGCCAAAGATAAAGAAGGAAACACATTACAAAAACCAACTGGTCTTCATCCTGATTGTATAGATGCTGCACGTTATATATTAACTGACACTTTACAAAATCCAAATAAAGGAGAATATTATATTTATTAAAAATAATTAATAAAAAGTTTGTTTGTTAATTAAATGTTTGTATCTTTACAAAGTAAAACAAAGACAATGAAATTAAAACTAAATAAAAACGGAGTTAGTAGCTATTCAAATAGAGTAGGAGATATATTGATTTCTGTATACAAACAATATATAACAGGAGAATGGGTTGGAATTATCGAAACCTATACACACACTACAAAAGACTTTAATAATAATGAAGTTGAAATGTTTGATGAATTATTTATTTGGAAAACAAATACAAAAAAAGATGCTTGTTCCGCATTAGTTGAGTACATAAAAAACAACTAAAAACAAAGACAAATGGAAACTAAAATATTTTATACTGAAACAGGTTACGACAGAACAAGCTACATCTTTTTTGAGATGAGAAAAGAAACAAAATGTTTTTATTACTTAGAAGCTATTGGAAAGCACGATAATGAATATGGCGTTAATCCAGATAGAACTAGAGTTATTGGAACAGGATTCAGAATTAAAAAAGACAACAAACGTTTCATACAATGGAAAGGACAATCTTTAAAAGAAAATAGAAACTACACTTATACAGGAGCATAACACAAGAAATAAATAATTAAAATAAATTGTTTATTATTTGTTAGTTAAATAAAAAGATTGTATATTTACATAGTAAAACAAAAACAATTAAAAACAAAAACAATGAAAACACAAATTACAAATAACGAAAATCAAGTATTAAAACAAATACAAAACTTTACAGCTGAAGATTTCGGTTCAGACTCAGCAGCTTGGTGTAATGTTCACGAAATAGACATCGACTCAAGACAATTGAGAGCTTTAATTTCTACTCTATCTCAAAAAGGGATATTAACTCTAACTGATGACGGTGGATTTGGTGACGGTTCTTTCGTAACTATCAGTAAAGAATTTTATACTTTAACAGGCGAATGGACAAATGCTGGAAGTCCTGAATATAAATACATTAATTTAGAAGTAAAGTAAAAACACAAGGGGAGTTTTAACGAGAACCGAGTGTAGTTAGCTACTACCAGAGAAACGATAATATTCCCCTTTTTTATTAACCAATAATTATATTATGAAAAACGAAATAGAATATATAATGGTAAAACAATTAACTAAAAAAGAAAATAGAAAGAACCTTATTAGAATATTTGGCGGTGCTTTATTGTGTGGATTATTTGCAATAGCATCAATGTATATGTTTTTATTCTTTATCTTGTGGGCTAATGAAGTCACAGAAAAAGTTGCCGGATATTTTTGATATGAAAGAAGCGTGTTGGTATGAAGAAATATATGTAGTTCAAAAGCCTACAAAAAAAGGTAAAGGTGCAGACGTGACACTATATATTGATTATAAAGGCAAATCAAAAGTAGAAGGCAAAGGAGACATCTTTAAACAAAATAGTATTGAACTAGAAGACAAAATACAAGAAGCATATATATACGCTTATAAAAGATTTATATTAAGACAATAGTTTGGGCAGCTAAGAATGTCCGTTTTCATTGGGTTTGTTAATTAGGGTGGTCATTGTTTGGCCACTCTTTTTGTTTTATACAAACAATCATTAAATTTATTATATATGTATGAAAGTACAAATAAACGTTCCAGACAGTTTAAACGATATTACACTTGAACAATATCAAAAATTTGAAAAGTTAAACACTGAAGAAAATAAAAACAGTTCTTTTCTTTTACAAAAAATGATTGAAATATTTTGTAATCTTAATTTAAAAGATGTTTCTAATATAAAATATAAAAGTGTTCAAGAAATAACAAAACATCTTAATAAAGTATTTGACGTTAAAACGAATTTAGTTCCAACGTTTAAATTAAAAGACATTGAGTTTGGTTTTATACCTATTTTAGACAACATCACTTTAGGCGAGTACATAGACTTAGACACATATTTAAGTGATTGGCCAAATATGCACAAAGCAATGAATGTGTTATATAGACCAATAACAAACAAAAAACAACATAGATACTTAATTGAAGATTACAAAAAGAATGATTACTCTGATTTACTCAAGACTATGCCGTTAAATATAGCGCTTGGAAGTCTTGTTTTTTTTTGGAATTTAAACAGCGAGTTGCTACAAATTACCCTGAATTATTTGAATCAGGAGACATCGAAAATGAGTATGGAGCAACGGCAAATTTTGGAAGAAAGTGGGGGTGGTATTCATCTATCTATGGACTCGCTGGAAAAGATGTTACCAAGTTTGACAAGATTACAAAATTAAATATGCATCAATGTTTAATGTATTTAGCATTTGAGAAAGAAAAAACAGAACTAGAACACAAACAAATAAAAAGTAAATGAAAGGATTTTATAATTTAACAACTAAATTAAAAGACGCTTTAATAGCAGAGCCTTTTGTTAATACAGTTACATTTGGAAGTTTAGACGATGTTGATTTAAACAAACAAACAATATTTCCGTTATCTCATATTATAGTCAACAATACAACGGTAGCAAAATCAACTGTAAGTTATAATATCACAATATTGGCTATGGACATAGTCGATGAAAGCAAAGAAGAAACAACTGACATCTTTGTTGGAAACAATAACGAACAAGATGTATTGAATACACAATTAGAATTGTTAACTAGAATAATAAACATCTTACAACGTGGCACATTATTTAGTGAGTTATACCAAGTTGAAGGTGATGTTAATTGTGAACCATTCGTGGATAGATTTGAAAACAAGCTGGCAGGATGGGCTGCTACATTTGATGTATTAATTCAAAACGATATGACGATATGCAGTTAAAAGAAACAGAAAAGGCCTTAGAGGCATTTAAGAATTATGTTCTTAATCAAAGTCGGTCAATGTTATCGAAAAAAGGAAAGAACGTATCAAACAAGCTGTTTAAAAGTTTAGATGGTATTGTTAAAGAAATGCCTAATTCTATAAGCGTTAAATTTGAAATGGAAGAATACGGGTATTATCAAGACAAAGGAGTTAAAGGCAAAACTTCAACTTATCCTGAAATAGCAAAATATGGCACATTAGCAAAGTTCGGTTCAGGAAAAGGAAAAAAAGGTGGATTGACAAAAGGAATTGACAAGTGGGTAAAAGCAAAAAGATTTCAATTTAGAGATAAAGAAACAGGAAAGTTTTTATCATACAAAAGCACAGCCTTTTTAATTAGACGTTCAATATGGAATAAAGGAATTAAACCATCTTTGTTTTTTACTAAACCATTTGAAAACGCTTTTAAACAATTGCCAGATGAATTAGTTGAAAAGTTTGGACTTGATGTAGAAGATTTTTTAGCATTTACATTAAAAAAAGATAAAGCATAATGAGTACAAAAATAAACGCGAGAAGTCCATTTTTTATAAGTTATACAGAACCCACAAAACCTGTCATAGCTTTAACAGAAGCATTGATTAATGCTCAAGGATTTGCTGTTGGTGTCCAAGGTAATATAACATTACCAAACATTGATTACGGATTTATTATGAGCATCACAAGTAGCAGTTCAGATTATAGTAGTGGAAAATGGGCAGTTGTAACTTCTCCTACAACAAGAACGATGACTTTAAGAGTTGGAGTCCCAACAGGCTTTTCTAATGAAGGAGGTTTTGTTGATATACAAGTTTCAGCAAGTCAAGCTGTTGCTGATTGTGTAAATAGAATTTCACTTTCTCCAATACCAAACAAAACATTAAACGTTTTTGGCGATTCTGTTTCAATAACTTTAAGTGATTTTTTTACAATTAGCGCTGGCTCTTTATCATATAAACTAGGTCAAAACTCTGTAATCGATTTAGATATTTCTATCCAAAGCGGAATTTTAACAATAGCATCTAAAAACAAAGCAGGACTATTTGGTTTAATCTTAATTGGATATGACGCGGCTGATTCAACAACTTGTGAAAAAGCTGATGTTATTCAAGTAACAGTTCAAAACGCAGGTGCTTTTGATTGTACAACAGCAAATCTTATTGGTGGACAAATAGCAGCAAATGGAACTTTGACAACTCCTAACTCAATTGGAACTATAACAGCCACAAAAGAAACAAGTGGTGGAAGTTCTGTAACAAGTGTGGCGGCAAATAGTGGTGGCGCTTCAATAAGTAAAACTCTATATTATGATATAACAGTTCCAGTTGGATATTCAAACGCATCAGCAACAATTGAATGTAATAAAACATATGCTCAAGCATCAACAGTAGTAACTCCAACTTTAGCGTGTTCTAATATAGACTTTGATGACCAAGCTATATTATTGTCTGGACAAGTAGTTCCTGGAACACTTGAAGACCATTACAGTCAATCAAGTAAAGTCGACATAACTGATTTTAATTATACTCCTAAAAGTTTTGATTTAGTTGGTGCAAATACTGACAGAGATGTAACATATACGATAACTGTTCCTTCAGGATACACCAACACAGGAAACACTTTGTCTTGTGTGTACACAATAACACAACCAGCTGAACCAACTTTGGTAGATTGTTTTGGTAAAAACAACAGATTCTATGCGGGAATAGTTACACCTTTTCCAGCTGATTGGGAAACTAATTTTAGCCAACCATATGATAATCTTAACATAATTGAATATTATTCAGACGTTAATAGTGTTTATAATCTACAAGGAAAATTAATGTGCTT